TTATTTTTAAGGTGTTTTTGAATTCCGATGACACAAACTACAGACATCCCAAAGAAGTTGAAGATCACGGCCATGACCGTGCCGCAGGCAGCACAGATTCTGTCCAAGGCGTTTAATCGCAGGATCGATGAAGAGCAGATTCAACAGGTCGTCGAGGATGGCCAACTGCTCCGCGCCGATGGCACATTCAGCCTGATTGATTACGTCGCGTTCCTGGCCCGGCCGGAGATGGAGGCAGACGATGAGTAAAAAAGCATTCAACCCACGCCAGCTTCGGCCGGCCGATCTGCTACGCATCGTCAATGCCGTGGATCGGCCCGATGCTGATTCGCTGACGGAGTTTCAACTGCGTCGTCACCGCAACCGCGCGGGTTACAGCATCAGCGATCCTTCCAACCCGCAGACGGTGGACCTGTTCCGCTATGCCGCATGGCTGACGTTGGAATCGGTTAAGCCCAAGTCCGGGCCTTTGAGTTATGAAGAGCAGAAAGCCCGGCAAGCCGAGCGCAATGCCGAGGCGGTGCGCTCGGCTCAGGAGATTGGCGCGATACCGGCAGTCGTCGATCCGGATCGCAAGGCTCAAGCAATCGCATCTTTCCGGGGGTTTTGTGAGACGTATTTTGCCGAGGTTTTTTACTTGTCCTGGTCCGACGATCACCTGCGTGTGATTGACAAGATCGAAAAAGCGGTGCGGACTGGCGGCCTGTTTGCGATGGCCATGCCGCGCGGAAGCGGAAAGACGGTTTGTTGCCAGACTGCGGTGTTGTGGGCAGCGTTGATCGGTGCGTCACCCTTCATCTGCCTGGTTGCCGCCAGTGCCGAGCGAGCCCGAGATCTGCTGGAAAACATCAAAATCTGGTTGGAGACGAACCCGCTGCTGCATGAAGATTTTCCTGAGGTGACGTATCCGATCCGTTGCCTGGAACGGATCACCAATCGTCAGAAGGGACAAAAATACAACGGCGTGCCCACGCGTATTGACTGGTCTTCGGATCGTGTGGTGTTACCAGTGATCGAAGGCAGCACGGCCTCGGGTGTGGTGATCACCAGCAGCGGCATGAAGGGCAGCGATATCCGTGGTCAGAACTATGCCCGCGCCGACGGGCAGGTGGTTCGCCCCCAGTTGGTGTTGGTTGACGACCCGCAGACCACCGAGTCCGCATGGTCACCCTCGCAAAGCCAACGGCGTGAAGCGATTCTGGCCGGGGATGTGTTGGGTATGGCGGGACCAGGCAAGAAGATCGCTGGACTCATGGCCTGCACGGTGATCCGGCCTGCGGATATGGCTGACAACATTCTGGATCGGGACAAACATCCCGAATGGCAAGGCGAACGCACCAAAATGGTGTATGCCTTCCCCAACGCCAGCGCCGACAAACTCTGGGCACGCTATGCGGAAATCCGTGCGGACAGTCTGCGCAACGATGGTGACGGTTCGCAGGCGACAGAGTTTTACCGCGCCCATCGCGAGGCCATGGATGCCGGCAGCATCGTCGCCTGGCCGCAGCGGCACAACGAAGATGAATTGTCAGCCCTCCAGCATGCGATGAACCTGCGCTTGCGTGACGAGGCAGCCTTCTTTGCGGAATACCAGAACGAACCGATCATCGAATCCGTCGGCGAGGAGATGCTCACAAGCGATGCGATTGCCGCCAAAACCAATGGCCATCCCCGGAGCATCATTCCGCAGGCATGCAACCATCTGACCATGTTCATCGACGTTCAGCAGAAGGTGCTGTTCTGGATGCTCTGCGCCTGGGAGGAGAATTTTACCGGCTACGTTGTCGACTATGGCACATGGCCCGAGCAGAAACGAGCGTACTTCACACTGCGTGACATTCGCTCCACGATTAGCCGCGCCGCACCGGGCGCAGGACTTGAAGGCCAGATATACGCGGGACTCGACATACTCACATCTGAAAAACTCCCCTTCCCCTACCGCCGAGACGATGGCGCGGAGATGCGCATTGACCGCTGCCTGATCGATGCCAACTGGGGACAGAGTACGGATGTCGTATATCAGTTTTGTCGGCAAAGTCAGCATGCAGGTTTGCTGCTACCCAGCCACGGCAGGTATGTGGGCGCATCAAGTATTCCCTTCAGTGAATACAAGCGCAAACGCGGAGATCGTGTTGGATTGCACTGGCGCATCCCTAACACGGTGGGCAAACGCCAGGTACGCCATGCCCTAATCGACACCAACTACTGGAAAACGTTTATACATGCGCGACTCAGCGTGGCCATGGGTGATCCGAGTTGTCTGTCACTCTACGGACGTGACGACAAAGCCCATCGTATGTTGGCTGATCACCTGACCGCCGAATACCGCGTCAAGTCCATGGCGCAGGGCCGCACGGTTGATGAATGGAAACTCCGTGCCACGCGCCCCGACAACCATTGGCTGGACTGTTTGGTGGGTTGCGCGGTGGGAGCGTCTATGCAAGGCGCTGTGTTGCTGGGTACGGATATGAAAGTCAGTATGAATCGCAAGCCGATGCGTCTATCCGATCTGCAACATAGTAAGTGGTGATACTTGAAACTGTCTATGTTCGTGGGCTTTTTTAACTATTTTCATATTTTCCTTCAAAATTGCTGACAGTTTTGCTCGGCGCCGGTTATGTAATAAGTGGGCGGGAATCATTTTTGTCGATTTGGGGAATTGCTATGTCTGACGACTCCATTGAAAACAACATCGAAGAAAACGCTGCCTCGCCAGCTGAGGTGTCAGTCGACGGCCAGCACGTCAAGCAGCATCCGCTTAAGGATCAGATTGCAGTGGATCGTTACCTGGCATCGAAGAAAGCTGCTCAATCCAAAGGCTTAGGCGTGAAGATTTTCAAGATCAATCCCGGAGGCACGGTTTAATGCGCATTCGTAATTGGTTCAACAAATCCAAACCGCAGGTGCAGCGTCAATTGCCAATGGCCAACGTGGTACGGGCGCGTTACGACGCGGCGCAAACCACGGCGGACAATGCTCGACACTGGGCCATGGCCGATGCGATGTCGGCGGACTGTGCAGCATCGGCAGATATCCGCAAGAAGCTGCGTGAGCGCGCCCGGTACGAAGTGGCCAACAACAGTTATGCCAAGGGCATTGTGTTAACGATGGCCAACGACTGCATCGGCACCGGCCCGCGTCTGCAATTGCTTACCAGCAACGACACACTTAACCGTCAGATCGAAGATGCCTTTGCCCAGTGGAGTAAGGCCGTCAATCTGGCATCCAAGCTCCGTACGATGCGCATGGCCAAGAGTACGGATGGTGAAGCATTCGGCGTGCTCAGCTTCAACCCCAGCATTGATTCACCGGTGGCGATGGACCTGCAACTGATTGAGGCTGATCGCATCACGTCGCCATCGTCGGTGATGTTGCCCACACGCAATGATGTCGATGGTGTGATCCTCGACAGCTTCGGCAACCCGCAGTTCTATTCGATCCTCCGTCAGCATCCCGGTGGCCTGGGTAACTACTCCACGTGGATGTCGCAATATGACGAGGTGCCAGCAAGCTCTGTGATTCACTGGTTTCGGGCAGATCGGCCCGAGCAGCATCGCGGCATTCCCGAGATCACACCGGCGCTGCCATTGTTTGCCCAACTGCGTCGGTACACGCTGGCCGTGATCGCTGCAGCGGAAACCGCTGCTGATTTTGCCGCCGTTCTGTACACCGATTCACCCGCCAACGGTGAAGCCCAGGCACTTGATCCCATGGACATCGTGTCCTTGGAAAAACGCATGGCTACGGTTTTACCTGATGGTTGGCGCTTGGGGCAGATCGATTCGCAGCAACCGGCCACCACGTATGCAGAATTCAAACGCGAGATTCTCAACGAGATCGCACGCTGTTTGAACCTGCCCTACAACATCGCCGCTTGTAACTCGTCGGGCTACAACTACGCCTCAGGACGGTTGGACCATCAGACCTATTACAAATCCATCCGCGTGGAGCAGATGCATCTTGCGGAAATCGTGTTGGATCAGATTTTCAGTGCGTGGATACGTGAGGCCATGCTCACGCCGGAGCTTTCCATACTGCGCACTGTGCGCAGTATGCCCACACTATCGGGACGCCCGTTGCCAATTTTCCGGGGGCGGGGGTGGTTTTTCGACGGAACCGAGCATGTCGATCCAGCCAAGGAAGCCAACGCACAAGCCAAACGTTTAGGTAGTCACACCACCACACTGGCCGCTGAATACGCACGTCAGGGCAAGGACTGGGAAACCGAGCTTCGCCAACGTGCCAAGGAAACCCGACTCATGCAAACACTGGGGCTGACCGTTTCAGAGAGTCAGCCCAATCAATCTTCTTCTTCATCATCTTCAAATTCTCAGGAGACCAACGTACATGACGATGACACTGTTGCCAACCCAACAACTGCCTGACCAACTATCGTTCATTTGCCCGCTGACCATCGAGGCGGCGGGCGAGAAATCTTCCGGGGGAACTTCCGGGGGCGGGGTGCCGCAGTTCAAGATGGTCGCTTATACCGGCGGCTTGATGCGGATCGAAGGATTCCCGCACCCCGTCGTGGTGGACCTCGAAGGTCTGGGCATTGACCGCCAGGACATCCCGGTTCGCCTCGATCACAATTCGCGTCAGGGCGTGGGACACACGCAGCGCGTCGCCGTTGAGAATGGCAGCCTTATCGCCGAGGGCTTGGTCAGTCGCGACACCAGTTGGGCGCGGGATGTGATCCGTAGCGGCCAGAACGGATTCCCCTGGCAGGCGAGCATCGGCGCTGCCGTCATCGATGCTCAGTTCATCCCCAATGGCCAGAACGTCACCGTCAATGGCCGCACCTTCGACGGCCCGATCCACATCGTTCGTAAAGCAACCCTCAAAGAAATCTCATTCGTTGATAACGGGGCAGACTCGTCTACGTCTGCCCGCATCGCAGCCAACAGCAAGGAGCAATCGCACATGACCCCCGGAAGCCAAGACACCCCAACCACCACCCATGAGCAGCCCACCGCCACCACCGTCGCCGATCCCGCGCCGGCCACACCTCCGACTATCGAAACCCCGAAGCACGAAGCGCCGCCGACGCCACCCGCACGTCCTGCCACCCTCGCCGCACGTGCAACGGTGGATGTCTCGGATGCCCCGCGCCATGATGATCAGAACCCGATGATGCAGATGCGTCATCAGATCGCTGTGGAAACCCGGCGCATCCAGGCCATCCGCAGCGTGTGTGACAACAAGCACCCCGACCTGGAGGCTCAGGCCATCGAAGAAGGTTGGGACGTGACCAAGACCGAACTGCACGTCCTGCGCGCATCGCGCCCGCAGGTGCCGATGGCGATGCAAAGTTCAGGGGCCCAACGTCCCAACAATCCGCAAGTGTTCGAGGCCGTCGCGCTGATGGCCAGTGGTTTGCCCGGTAGCCGCGTTCAGGCACTCTATGCCGAACCGGTGCTTGAAGCTGCGGATAAACTCCGGGGCATCGGCGTGCAGGAGTTCTGCGAGATGGCGTCCGGCCAGCAACTGCCTCGCTTCCGCAGGGATGCCACCGGTTGGTTGCAGGCTGCCTTCAGTACTGCCAGTCTTCCTGGCGTGCTGAGCAACATCGCCAACAAGATGCTGCTCGAGGGCTACAACTACGTCGAAGATGCCTGGCGTCGCATTGCCAAGATTGCCAGCGTCAATGACTTCAAGGAACACACGCGCTACCGGATGACCGGTTCCTTCAAGTTCCAGCAGGTGGGTCCCGATGGCGAAATCAAGCATGGCCAACTTGATGAACAACAGTTCGGGCAGAAGGCTGACACGCATGGCATCATGTTCGCACTCACCCGGCAGATGATCATCAACGATGACCTCGGTGCGTTCACTGACATCCCACGCCAGATCGGCATGGGCGCTGCTGAAGCGATTGCTGAAGCCGTGTGGGCCTTGTGGTTAAGTAACCCCAATCAGTCCGACGGCAAGGCGTTTTTCCATGCGGATCACAACAACTACAGCGAGGGGGCTGATACCGCGCTGTCCATCGATGGCCTCACCGCTGCGGAAATCCTCTTTGCCCAGCAGGTCAAGCCCAACGGCAAACCCCTTGGCATCATGCCGTCGCTGCTGCTGGTGCCGCCGGGCCTCAAGGTGGCCGCCGAAATGCTCATGAAGAGTTTACTGCTCAATGAGACCACCACGACCAACAAGCCCAAGCCATCGACGAATCCGCATGCGGGCAAGTTCGACGTCGTGTCCAGCGTCTACCTCTCCAACACCAGTTTTGCCAATGCCTCCAACAAGGCATGGTACCTGCTGGCTGATCCGAATCGTTTGTCTGCTATTGAGGTGGCATTCCTCAATGGTGTGGACCGTCCCACCGTCGAAAAAACCGACGCAGATTTTTCGACGCTCGGGGTGCAGTTTAGGGGGTATATCGACTTCGGGGTTCGTGAACAGGACCATCGCGGTGCGGTGAAACTCAAGGGGGAGGCGTAATTCCACCCAAAGTATCCGTAGTTTTTCACTTGAAAACAAGCTGTTTTTGAACTTTTTCTTTTCAACAGGAGCATCCATTTATGACTTCGACTTTTGTTCACAAAGGTGGCAGTATCGACCACACCCCAACCGCCGACATCACCGCAGGCACGGTGGTTGTCCAGGGTGATCTCGTCGGCATTGCCAAACTCGACATCGCGGCCAACACGCTGGGCAGCCTGTCGGTGACCGGCATTTTCGATGTGCCCAAGATCGGTGGCCCGGGCATGGCCATGACTACGGGCACCAAGCTCTATTGGGACTCGGCCAACCAATACGCAACGACCATCGAAATCGAAGGCAAGTACATGGGCAAGGCCGTGGCAGATGCTGGTGACAACGATGCCAACGTCCGTGTGAAATTGACCGCTTAACTTCCGGCCCCCGGAAAGAAAGACAGCATGGCCAGAGACTACATGAAAGAAGGCATGCAGTGGCTCGCCAGGGTGAGGGCAGGATGGTGTACGCAGGAGGTGGCCTACCAACAAGGCGAATCCTCGTACATCGTCCATGCCTCGCTTGGCATCAGCAGGTATGAAAAATCCTCCGTCGGTGGTGTGACCATCGAATCGAGCATGTGGGATTTTTTGATCAATGCTGATGACTTCCCGGCGGAGTTTGAGCCCACACCCGGCGACGTCCTGACGATGGACAGCATGCAATACGAGATCACCAACTTCGGTGACGACGGCTGTTACCGCTACTGCGATCCGTACCACACCACCTTACGTATTCACACTCGTTTACTGGGAGAACCCCAAGTATGAATCAGTGTAATTCGCAGGACATCGGCAACTGCACGCAGTTCGATGAACTACACAACAAACTCGACCGGCTCGATCATGCCATCCGTGGCAATGGTGAACCGGGCATCAACATCCGCCTGGATCGCCTGGAACAAAATGCGATGCGTCACGCCCGTTGGATGTGGCTCATCGCCGGTGCCGGTGTGACCAGCATGGTGAATATACTTTTCAGTTTACTTCGGTAATAAAGGGGGAATCATGCAAATGACCATTGATCTGGCTGATGCAGTGACCAGTCAGGTAAACCAATCCGGTATCGTCACCCATGCCAAGCGGATGGTGTTACCGATCCACGATCTGGCGCAACTGCGTGAACTGACCATCAGTGTTGTCCCGCGTGGTGTGCAGATTCAAAGCATCACACGCAAGCTCAGTCAATACGACTGTCAGGTGGACATCGGCATCCAGCAAAAACTCACCGTTCCGCAGGATGAGATCGACACGGCTGTCGCTGGCTTGTGTCAGTTGGTACAGCAAATCGCGGAGTACCTGCAACGCCAGCCACTGACCGAGATGCCGTATGCGATGTGGATCAAGATTGAAAACGAACCCACGTATGCCGCAGATCATCTGGCTCAACAGCGGGTGTTCACGTCGGTACTGACGTTGACGTACCGGATTACCAAGTGAGGTCAAAATGCTGCGTGTTCGTTTCAAACCAAACGATGGTCTGAATCGGAAGTTGCTCCGGCAGAAAATGGCCCAGGCGAGTTTTGAAAGCCTGGGCCATGCCGGGGCGGCGATCCGGTTGACAGCACGACGTAGCATTCGCGTCAGCAAGCGGTATGCACCACCCGGTTCGCCACCGCATACGCGACACGGCCAACTGCGGCGTGCCATCGTTTATGCCCGCGAAGGTAACGACCGTGTGCTGATCGGCCCCGGGTTCGCCCACGTTGGCCCCTCGGCGATGGCTCACGAATTCGGGGGACGCTTCCGTGGACATCGTTACCCAAAACGCCCCGTGATGGGGCCAGCCTTAAGTAAAAACCTACCGCGTCTGCCTCAGTTCTGGGCAGGCTCGATTCGATAAACCACACAAATACCCCATAAAACAAGGAGAAAACCATGTCCATCCGTTTAGGGATGCAGGCCAAGCTATACCACGGCGCGGCAGGCGCAACCGCAACCACCGAGCTGGCCAACGTCAAGGACGTTACGCTCAACCTGGAAACCGGCGAGTCGGACGTGACGACGCGTGCTAGCAATGGTTGGCGTGCCACCATCGCCACGCTCAAGAATGGCAGCGTTGAATTCACGCTCATCTGGGACACCGAGGACGCAGGCTTCACGGCCATCAAGAATGCCTACTTCAACAACACGGCTATCGCACTGGCCGTGCTCGATGGTGAAGGCGGCAGCGGCCTTGACGCTGACTTTTCGGTGACCAACTTCACGCGCAACGAGCCGCTCGAAGAAGCCATCACCGTCAACGTGACCGTCAAGCCAACCTATGTTTCCCGTGCGCCCACCTGGGTGGATGGAGGTGGCAGCTAATGCATACCTTCACCACCCCCGCCCCCGGAAGTCCAGGCCCCGGAAGCCCCAGCCCCGGAAGTAATGGCAACAACATCTGGACCGTGCAGATCACCGTCGCCACCATCAAGCGTGTCCAAGCCCTTGTAGGCGTCAACCTGTTGGATGTGCTGGACAGTAAATCCCATCTGCTGGAAAAACTCTCCACTGATCCGATCCTGCTTTGTGATGTGTTGTACGCCATCTGTCAGGAGCAAGCCCAAGCGGCCAACATCACCGACGAACAGTTCGGCCAGTCTCTGGCTGGTGATGTGATTGACCATGCCACCACGGCATTGCTCCAGGAACTTGCAGATTTTTTCCCCGCAGCGAAGCGCACCGTGCTCAAGAAGGCACTGGCAAAGCTTCGCGAGGTGGAAGAGAAGGCGCTTCAAATCGCCAGCGCGCAACTGGACAGTCCGGAACTCCAACAGCAACTCGAACACCTGCTGCAACCTGCCAGGACATGATCTGGCAATTAGCGGGCATTCTCGGTGTCCACCCCGGAAGTTTCACCTTACGTGAGTTGTACGAGATGGCCCAGTCTCGCCAGAAACAGGATTGGCAACACACCTCCAACCTGATGGCCTTACTTGCCAACTTACTCACGTTCAATCGTTCCCACACGTTCATAGCAGCGGACTTTGATCCGTTTGCCCAAAGCCAAACATCGTCCGTGATCCCGTTGAACACCGACGATGCCATGGCCTTGCTCAAGAAAACATTTGTTCCCTCAAGGAAACCATCATTATGAAAACCAATCACATGATCTTCCTGTTCATCCTTACGTTCGTCGTCCTTGGCCTGCTGAGTTTTGCAGGCTGTGACATGGGCGACATGATTCATGTCAAGACGCCCAACACCATCCAGCAGCAAACGGGGCTTGCCAGCAACATCTCCCTCAACGAAGCAGAGAGTGAATACCAACTCTGGTATCAACACATGCAAACCGCGGGTAGCCAGTGGAAGTCCAACATCGAACATGCCAACGAAATCCGCAACATGGTGAACCAGTTATCGCTGTCCGCGCTGGATCAGGTGGGCCCGACGGTTGCCGGTGTCCCCATGCTCGGTCCGCTCTTGCCTGCTGCATCCGGTTTACTCGGCCTGTTCCTTGGCTCCACCAAACTCCGCAAGGAAAAGGAAGACTCCTTCAACAAGGGCCTGGACGAAGGCAGAAAGACTACAACTGCCACGCCTGCACTTACCTAATTGTTTGAACCGCCAAGACGCCAAGCCCCCGGGGGCGTCAAGTCCAGGCAAGTTTTCTAATCAGTTTTTTTAATCATGTTTCATCTCATCCGATCTTGGCGTCCTTGGCGTCTTGGCGGTGAATAAAAAAGGTTTAGCATGTCGCCAGGTATTGCCAACAGTCGGAACATTCGTGCTGGGGCTGCGTACATTGAACTGACCACGCAGGACAGCAAACTCGTGCGTGGCCTCGATCAAGCACAGAAGCGTGTCAAAGCCTTCGGCAAGTCTGTGGGCGAGATCGGCAAGCGACTCACCGCTGTGTCGGCCGTGGCGGCGGTGCCTCTGCTCTCTGGCCTGAAAATCTATGCGGATTTTCAGCAGCAGATGGCCACCGTCGCCACCATGCTCTCGGATTCTGATGCTGAAAAATACATGGACAGTTTCACCAAAGGCATCCGCAAGATGGCGGTGAGTTTTGGGGAATCCACCGAGGCATTGTCCGGTGGTTTGTATGACATCCTGTCTGCGTCCATCGCTCCAGCCAAGGCGCTGGATGTGTTGGGCGTTGCGGCCAAGTCTGCCAAAGCGGGTTTGACGGACACGCAAACCGCCGCCGACGCCATTACCACGGTGCTTAACAGTTATGGCCTTGCAGCGGAACAAGCTGGCGATGTCTCCGACTGGTTATTTGGCATTGTCCAGCGTGGCAAGACGACGTTTGCGGAACTGGCACCCCAGATCGGTATGGTGGCATCGACGGCTGCCAGCGCGGGCCTGCCCCTGGATGAACTGGGCGCGATGATCGCCACGCTGACGCGCAACGGCTTGCGCACCACCACGGCCATTGACTCGGTCAACGGTATCCTTCGCAGCTTCCTCAAGCCCAGCGCCGAAGCGACGAAGTTGGCACACGAGCTTGGTTTTGAAATGAACACCACGACGCTCAAGACTGAGGGCCTGCACGGTGTCATGGAAAAACTCGCCAAGCTCCCACCCGATGTGTTGGCCAAGCTGTTCCCCGATTCGGCTGCCTTGCGCGGTATCGTTCCGGCATTGAACAACCTCAAAGGCTTTGAGTCTGATCTGGGTGCGATGCAGAGTCGCGCGGGTTTGGCTGACAAAGCCTACGCCAAACTCAGCAAGACGCTGACGCACGCCTTCAATCGCATCAAGCAGGCTGGCATCATTGTGCTGGGCATCATGGGTGAAGCCTTGAGTGAACCTGTGGCCAAAGCTGCTGCCATCATCTCGCAATATGCGGGTGTGGTGATTGATTTGCTCAGTAAGAATCAGTCCTTAGTGCGATCCGCTGCTCTGGTGATTGCAGGCATTGTCGCTGTGGGTGTGATTCTGATGTCTACCGGCATCGCAGCCCAGGCAATGGCATTTATCTTCGGCGGCTTGTCGGGCATCATCACCGGCAGCGTCGGTGTCATCGGCACCTTGCTCACGGTATTGGGCGCATTGCTCTCGCCCATGGGCCTGATCATCGTCGCCGCGGCAGGTATTGGCATTGCCATCCTGAGCATGACGGACATTGCGTCCAAAACGCTTAACTGGTTAAGCGACAGGTTCGATGCACTCAAGGATCGTGCCCTGGTTGCCTGGCAGGGAATCCGTGATGCGTTGGCTTCCGGTGATTTGAGCCTGGCCGCCAAGGTTCTCTGGCAAGCAATGAAAGTCGAGTGGCAACGCGGCATCTACCAAGTCGAATCACTGTGGCAGAGCTTCAAGTACACCATCGTCAATGTCGCCAGCCAAGCCTTCTATATGGTGACCAAGGTATTGGTGGATGCCTGGCATGGTCTTCGCATTCTGTGGGTTCAAACGACAACGTTCCTGTCCGATGCCTGGACAACCATGACAGCCGGATTGCAGTCCACCTTTCGTTCAGCCCAACTCAAGGTTGAAGAAGGGATGCATCATCTCATCGGCCTGTTCGACAAAGACTACAACGTCGACATGGCGATCAACATCGCCCGCACCAATGCCAACGCAGACAAGGCCAATATCAGCAGGCAACGCGATGCGACGCTGACTGAGAACAAACAACAGTATGATTCAGACTTGGCACGCATCGATCAGGAACGCCAAACGCAGCAAAACCTGATCGATCAGGAACAGTCTGCGGGGAACAAGAATCGCCAGACGCAGTACGAAAAACAGATGGCCACGGCGTTGGATGATCTGGAAAAGACGCGTGCTGAGTATCAACAGTTATTGCAGCAGGCTGCTCAAGCGAAGCAGAACGCGCAGGCGGGTGATCAAGCTCAACCCGCATCGCCCGACAACCTGATCGACACCCTCAAGAAAAAACTCGCTGAACTCGGTGGGC